AGCCATCAGACATTTTGAATGACCTAAGGTTCATCTGCGCCAGCACCTCTGGAATAGATTCTTCAGTCAACTTGCGAAACTGTGCTTTTCTCTCTTTCACAGTCTCTTCAAGGTCTTCAAGCTCTTTCTCTAGTTCTTTTGCACGCTTGGCTAATGCAGCAACACCGACCAAATCGGCATCCTGTATCTTCAGCGCATCTGCATCTTGTTCAAACTGATTCGTAAGACTCATATGGTTCTCCTTTCTTAAATAAATCAACCTCGACTGGTATGTAGCGTTTCTCTCGCTTATCCCACTTGAGGCACTTGAATCTACCATTATTCTTTGCAGCCGCAACAGCGCATGCAATGCCAATGGCAGAGGGGTCTCCAATCAACAACAAATAATCCGCATCACTGAATTTTTCCAACTTACGTTGAATCCTTCGCACTGTTGGCACACTCGAAAAGGCGATTTGGGCATTGTCGGGGAGAACTATTTCGATCTTCCCAAACACCATAGCGCCTGATATGTTGTGTTGCAATGTCTCTTGGATCACATAGACAGTTGCGCTTTTTTCAGTTATCACAAATTCTCCTTTCTTAAGATGAGCGACTAGTGTACACTACAAAAACTTGGACCGCAACCCCAAGAAGAAAGAAAGAAATGACTGACAACTTTTTACAAACTTATCCCTATAGGAACAAGCCTTTTGTCCATCAACAGGCTTACCTTCAACGTCACTGGAGCGCCCCGGTAGCAGCTTTGTTTGCAGATATGGGAACTGGGAAGAGCTACATGCTCATCAACAATTTCTCCATGCTCTACGACAAGGGATTGCTCAACGGGGTGCTGATAGTAGCACCAAAAGGTGTCTATCGAAACTGGTTTGACACGGAGATTCCTAAGCATATACCCGAACATGTGCAGTACCGCATGGCCATATGGAATCCTCAACCAAGAAAGGCTGAAGAGCAGGCCTTGAACAGCTTGTTTGACATCACCGAGGACCTAAAAATCTTGGTCATGAACATTGAGGCGTTTTCCACGATCAGGGGGTCGAAATACGCCAGCCGATTCCTGCTGTGCCACGACGCGATGATGGTGATTGACGAGAGCACCACCATCAAGACACCTACCTCGGCCCGGTCTAAGAGCACTGAAAAGGTGGGCCGTGGTGCGCGGTTCAAGCGTATTGCCACGGGCTCCCCGGTGACCAAGTCCCCCATGGACCTGTACCAGCAATGCGCCTTCTTGTCGCCCAACTGCCTGAATGCGGCAAGCTACTTCTCGTTCCAGGCGCGCTACGCGGTTGTGATTGAGCGCAGTGTGGCGACTCACAGCTTCAAGCAAGTCGTTGGGTATCGCAGGCTTGACGAGCTCAAGGAGAAGCTTGACCGCTTCAGTTTTCGGGTGACCAAAGAGGAGTGCCTGGATCTGCCCGACAAGTTGTACGTCAAGCGGGAAGTGGACTTGACTGACGAGCAAAGACGTGCGTACTTGCAGATGAAGTCTATGGCGCTGTCCCAGTTCAAGGAGGGCGTTACCAGCACGGTCAATGCCCTGACGCAACTCATGCGCTTGCATCAGATTGTCTGCGGCCACGTGAAGCTGGACAACGGGGAAGTCATTGAGTTGCCTAACAATCGCATTGGTGAGCTCATGTCTGTTGTCGAAGAGACTGACGGCAAGATCATCATCTGGGCCAACTACCGCTATGACATTGAGGCCATCAAGCTGGCCCTGTCAAAGGAGTACGGCATGAACTCGGTGGGCATGTATTACGGCGACACGGCCGACGACGAGCGAAAGCGTGTCTTAGAGGAGTTCCAAAAGCCGGATAGCGAGATGCGTTTCTTCGTGGGAAACCCAAGCACGGGCGGCTATGGTTTGACCTTGACCGCTGCCCAGACCATGGTTTACTACAGCAACAGCTTTGACTTGGAAAAGCGCCTGCAATCGGAAGACCGCGCGCACCGCATTGGCCAGACAAAGAACGTGACCTACATTGACTTGATTGCCGTTGGCACGGTGGACGAGAAGATTGTCAAGGCTTTGCGGGACAAAATTGACATTGCCACCCAGGTGATGGGAGAGGACTTTAAACAATGGTTGATTTGATCCCCATTCGCAAGCTCTATGTGTATGAAAAACTCGAAAGAGTAGACACGTCTGCCGGACGTGTCTACAAAATCGACGGAAATGAACATGACATGCCCAGTGTCACCCGTATCCTGTCGGCTACTAAGGACCGTGCGCACCTTGACGCGTGGGCCGCGAGGGTTGGTGAGGCGGAAGCGGAGCGTATCAAAAACGAAGCGGCCAGTGTGGGCACCCATATGCACAACGTCATCGAGCGCATGATTGCTTATAGGGATTTACCACGTCCAACCAACTGGCTTATGACTAAAGGTTATGAGATGGGATACAAGTTGGTTAACACTTACTTTCCCTATATGTCAGAAATATGGGGGTCAGAGGTGTCTCTTTATTACCCCGGGAAATATGCAGGGACGACAGACTTTGTGGGTGTGTACCGTGGGCGGCCGGCCATTGTTGACTTTAAGCAGTCAGTCAAACCTAAGCGCTCGGAGTGGATTGAGGACTATTTCCACCAACTTGCCGCCTATGCTTTGGCCCATGACATCATCCACGGCACGAATATCGATTTTGGAGCCATCCTGGTGAGCGTTCAAAACGGCACGACGCAAGAATTCACGACCACTGGCCGTGAGTTTCAGAACCACAAGGATGCTTGGATGAAGCGTGTCGAGCAGTTTAAGCAGGCGGTGCAGCCCCCTGAGACGCCAGCATCGGACTGATGGAGTCATTGGGGAACAACGACTGGAACATTGCACGGCTGGTTGACGACTGAGCACCTGGAGCAGCAGGGGCCTGTGCACCGGGCTTCTTGTCAAAGAGGCCCGGGACGCCTTTGGACGGGACGGTTGGTGGCAACTTGCGCAGTTGCCGGGCAGCATCGGGAGGCCCGGTTTGGATCAGGTTTGTTCTGGGGACTTCGCTCTCGTAGATGCTCAACGGCGCTGGAATGCGCGTGGCCAAAGTACGGCCAAGCAATTGAGATAAGTTTTCCACAAAGCCTGCCTGTTGTTGCTTGTTCACGCCACGGCGCAACAAAGCGGCCATCATCTGAGGGTCTTGCAGAGCCTTTTCTATGGTACTGCGCACCATAAAGTTAGGCATCTTGTCAAAGATTTCACGCACATACTTCGAGCCGGCAGAAGCAGCAATCAAGGAGCCTGGGCCGCCCCCAGAGACAGAGGTACCGATATTGGCACCGATGATGCGCATGGCCAACTCTTCTACAGCACCTGCGCCGTCCAAGACTTTGTTGAGCTCATTCTTGTTGCCCATGGCCTTTTCAACACGCATCATTGGAATCATCAGACGCTTAAGGTTGTTCACCTCTTGTGGTGTTATGAGGCCTTGGGTCCGCATGATGTTGACAATCGAGGGCTGACCTTGGCCAAGGGGCTTCAACAATGCATCATTGAATGCCTGAATACTAAATTGTGCATCCCCACCTGCCTTGGTGTAGGCGTAATCAAACAACGTGGACTTTAGTCCATTGACTGCGTCTGGCCCACCAGCACCTGCAAGCTTGACCATGTTGGAAATGTTCTTGACAGGGAACTTACTGTTGAGCGCATCAATAACAGCAGTAGTGGGATTCTCAAACTTTAACAGTTGAGCAAACGCGGATTGATTTGCGATGACTTTGTTGATCTCGCTGTTCTGGTCCTGTATTGCACGGAACGCAAGTTCAGCTTTTTTGGCATCTTGCAAGTCAGCATAGATGCCCAGCTTCTCCAACATGGGCTGGTTCTCAGCAGCAAACTTCTCCAGCATGCGAGGATTTAAGCGACCAGTTACAGGGTCAATTGCCTTTGCCGCCGCCAATCGATACACACGGTCTTGTGCGTCTCGAATAGAGGCCACTTGTATGTCTGCCAAATCTGCTTGAGGCTTCAAAGCCAGGGCCTGTTTGCTACGTTTGCCAAATTTGTTGACTGCCTCGTCGTATTGAGTACGCATGAATTTCACTGAGTCTTCAATGTCGTTCATACGCATTGCTGTCACGTCAGCGTTTGAGCCAAATGCCCTGGACACCAATATCTCTGCGGGCAGGCGCTCTGCGCCAGTCACGGTCTTTGCGCCTGGTCCAGATATGCTTACGTTTGAAGCAAAGGTACGGGTAAACGTATCGTTAAGTGCCTTGGAAAAGTTTCTTGCCTGATCAAAGGCGGGAGATTTCAGGGTATCCAAATCTTTTAAGATGCCCTCGGCCAGTAGGCCATAGAACCTTGCGTCTCCCATCTCGCCTTTGCCAGCGGCATCACGCGCAAGAGACAACAGGTTGCTGCGGTAGTTGACCATCTCGCCAACATCCATCTCGTTGAGTTTTGGAACAAAACTTTCAGGAACTTGCCCTGACTCCAAGAACTCATCCGTATTGCGGCCAAGTTTGTAATTCATGACGGCGGCATCATCAATACCAAAAGTGCCAAGGATGTCCTTGACCAGCTTGGGCGTGGTGTTCTTGTACACAACGTCAGCAATGCTCAGGGTTGCGTCCAAAAATGCTCGGCTGGTGTTGGTGGGCTTGATCTCTGCGCCCTTGACCACGGTTTTCACTCCCCCAGGGATAGTGATCATGGGCCACTGGCCTGTTTTTTCGTATATATCAAAGGCCTTCTGGCCTTCCATTTCTACCTTTGTTGGAGGAATGGGAACACGTTTAACATTAAGAGGGGCGATCTGACGAAGGCCCTCGGCCCACAACTCGGATTCCATGTCCCGTGCTTGGCGCAATGCAAGCTCTGTTTCAGTCTTTACGATGTCGCCAATCTCTCTACGAGCAGCAGGCGTGTCCTTGGAGATTTTGGCAATCTTTTTGGCTGCTTCCGCATCTGCCGCTGCAAGACGGCCATTGAGCATGGCAGTATGGGCATCTTGTTCCATCTGAGCTGCTTTGCGCAAAGCATCTGGAGTGCCCACTTCTCGCAGTTTCTGAATCAACAATTTGTATGCCATTAGGGAGTCTTCGCCCTGCTTGACTGTTTGGCCAGAGAACTCCGCATTGGTGCGAGCAAGCGACGTTTCCAAAGCAGACAGAGTAATGTTGCCTGTTTTCTGTGCGGCTGTTGGTGTGCCTCCTCCTGGAGCGGATTGCTCCAAGCGGCGAATAAGCAGGGGAATATTCTCTCCCGTGCCATTCAAAATTTCATACAAGCGAGCAGCGGCCTTACCTTCTTTGGCTGAAGGTCCCGCGCTGTTTCTGAGGTTTTTCGCCCAGTCGGTTACGTCACCAATTGAGTTAACCACCAAGCGCCCAGGAGCAAAGATGCCACCTATTACTTCTGCGCCAAAACGCACACCCTTTTGGCCTGGAAAAAGCTCTTCTGCAAAGAAGGCTCCTGTTCCTGCTCCCACTCCTGCAATTACCTCGGCAGTGCCAAAGCTATAGGGGGACTTACGGGCAGACTCGCCTATAGAAGAGATGAACCGTGAGACGCGGTTCCCGGTGAATTTAGGTAGAAAATAGGCAGAGGGAGAGAACGCAATGGACGTACCAAACGTGCGGCCACCCTCACGCATAGAGACCAAGTCTTCACGAAGCGCAGGCTCTTCGTACTCCTCTGGGAACATCTGTTGCAAAGCGTAGTTCACGCCCATGCCTCCCAAAACCCCACCAACAAATCCTAAAGGAGGGCCCAAAGGTGCAGCAGGACCTAAGGCAGGAGCAACAGCAGTACCTATCCGCAGGCCAAGCATGCCACCAGCGGAGATGGGAGCGCCTTCTCGCATTCCCATCTTGGTACCCTGGCCAACAGCTTCGACCTTTTCACCGAATGTGGGGAACTCCGACTGAGAAATCTCTTGCAACGCCTTTAACTGATCTGCTGCGTTGGCAGCGGGAACAGGACGACGACCTTGCATTAACGCAGGAGGCGTCTGACCACCTCCTGTATCAGGAAGCGTCAATGCATCAAGTTGCTTTTGGATTTCTTCAGGAGTTGCCATGACTTATTTCTTCCACTTTGATACTTGACCATTCCACAAGAAGTTTGTGCCACTGGGAAGTGCCTGTACTTCTTCAATGGTGTACACGCGAGGAGGAATTCCAGCTACTTTATTGAAGTTTTTGAGCTCTTTTATTTCATCCAACGCAGCTTGCTGAGAGGCCACAGGGTAATTCGGATCATTTGCATCTCTTTGGGCAGCCTTTAACCGCTGGTTAAGAAAGTCCTCAATACCAATCAAACGATTGCCCAGAGAGTCTGGATTGTCAAAAAACGCTGGAGCGATGTCTATTTCTTTTTCAATCGCTTGCATTTCCGAGACAGGATAGCGTGGGTTTGCTGCTAATGCTTTAATCAGAGATCGTCTTGCTGAATCAAAGAAAGTACGTGCCTCATCGGCTTGGGCATCCACTTGTCCAAAGACACGCAAGACAGGCAGTGTCTTGATGTACTGAACAGGGCCTGCAACCAAACCACGTTGATTCCACAAAGTCTTCTGGTCTTTAGGAGTCTTGAGCGCCACGTAGGCGTCTTTCGCCTCGGCGGGTACATTGGCAGGAATTGTTCCGGGGGCCCCGCTGATGTCTCCAGCGGCGGCGGCAACAGGAACTTTTGCTCCAGGCTTTCCATCACTGGATACAGGGGACGCAGACATAGCTGGAAGCGCTGTTCCACGCAACTGAAGCGCCGATTTTACAAAAGACGGGAGCTCTGGGCGCGACTCTATGGTCACATAGCTCTTAGTGCCCAACTTAGGGTCTGTTCTTTCTTCTATTCGGGTTTGAGGCTGCGTGTAGTTTGTTACCGCTGTCAAGAAAACACGGTCCTGCTCTGGGTCTAGTTTTCCAGCGGCATAGTCCGGTGCCAGTTTGGTGAAGATGTTCAATGTTTCGCCTGTAACACCGCTACCAAACGGACCCTTCACGGCCTTTGCTTTTTCTTTTGCATCTGCCGCCGAAACACGTGCTTGAGCAGCAACAATGTTCCCAAACAAAGTTCTCTTTTGTTTCGTGAGCTCATTGTTTGCGGCTTGGATTTGATCAATATCTTTCTCAGAGGCCTGCAATGCCGCCAGTTTGATGGCGCGTTCGCCTTTGTCAATCTCCGCTGCACGGGCCATCATGTCTTGAGGCAGTGTTCTCACAGCGCCAGACAGGCGGGACACAAAGCTTCCACGCAACGGACGGCCTTGATCATCTACGTTTGCACCGAAGTTAAAGGCCCGTTGGCCGAGAGCAAACAACATCTGCGCTTCGCTTGCGCCCTTGGTGTCACCAAGAATAGTGCGGTATGCAGGCTCACGCTGACGAGCCAGTGCTCCCAAATTGGGAACTGTTTGTGGCTGTTTTGCAATCAAATCCTGCATGCCTTGTTGGGCCGCAGCAACCATATCGGTTGGATACTTGAGCAAAGGGTCTTCTTTTTCGCCCGGGACTGTTTCATCGGCAGGGGTCACTCCGTCCTCAGTAGACCCTGCCTGAAAATTTTGAACATAGCCGCCTCTTGCCATAGCCATGGGAGGCGCGCCCGCAATACCACCCGTCTCAGGTGGAGGAGGACCTGCCATGCCTTGTGGGCCACCAGCACCGCCCATGAGTGCCGCCATCATCTCAGGAGGCATACCACCAGGGGCGGCTTCAGGAGGAGGAGGTGCCATCGGGGGCATCATCTCAGGGGGCATTCCAGGAGGAGGTGCCATTGGAGGCTGGGGGCCTTGCATCAGTTCGGCTGAAGCAGGAGCAGCACCAATGCCTTGCTGTTGGGCAAGCACAGGCTGCAAAAGAGCAAGCACTTCTTGGGGCGTGTCCTTAGCAGCACGGTACCCGACCATGTCCGCCAGTTCGTCAATGCGCGCTTCGACTGAGCGCATGTCTCCGCGTAGGTTGTTCATCAAAATTTCAGGAGACTTTGGCGAGCGGCCCATGACCTCGGAGGCAACACGGTCCTCTTCGTTGGTGTCTTGCGTATCGTCGTCCTCCATCTCCATCATGTCCTTGAAACCGGCCATGATGCCCATGTTTTCGACGTCTTGTTCCATCATTTTGTTTTTCATATTACCCTCTTAATTGCGTCCCTCTTAACCAACGAGTCCTGATTTCTTTACCGCAGCGGCAGTTGTAACTCCGCCCAATCCCACTCCTACGGCTTGTTGGAAGGGGCTTGCGGAGGGCTGGCTGGCCGCCGACGTTGACATCTGAGTAGATGGTGCGCCCTTGTAAATGTCTGATACGAAGGCTGCTTGTTGGTAAGGCAAGTACGCCTTTTGCAACTCTGTAGCCCGCTTTGCATCCAACGTCTGCTGGTTCAACGCTTGTTGAGACTGGCCGACGTTGTACAAGAAGTTGATGTCTCCTTGACGCATTGATTGTGCGGTTTGACCAAGGGCACCTTGTTGGATACCAATCGAGCCCTGTTGCGCGCCCAGTTGACCAAGACCTGAGGACAATTGCGCACCTTGGCCAAACTCTTGACCAGCGAGGGAACCAATGCCTGCGGCCGCTTGGCCAAGACCTTGGCCCATGGCCAACTGCCTCTGCTTGCTCGCTTCAAATGTTCCCATACCGGCCTGTTGAGCTTGGCCATAGTTCTGTGCGTAGTCTTGCATGATGCGCTGCGCCATAACGTCTTGCAGGCCTCGCTCCATCTCTGCGCGCTGTACGCCTTCACGGGTGCTACCAAAAGCCCCAGACTTAACAGCTTGAGCCGCCGCACCCTGACGTGCAATGTCGCCTTGACGACGCATTTCTGTCAAACCCTGCTGAGTGACTAGGGCCTGATACGGGTTCATGAACTGTGCCGCCATGGTGGGGTCATATTGACCACCACCTTGGGCAGTTGCCCCAATGCCCGCAGCTAAAATGTCTTGAGCCGCACCATACTGGTCCCTGGTGTCTGCTCCACGCAAGACATTGGCCGCCTCCCCAGTAGTTCCGTAGGCTTGGCTTACCGCTTGATTGGCAGAAGTCAAATACGGATCAAAAGCACCAATGCCTTGACCAATGGCGGCGTTCATAGCAGTTTGTTGTGCCGGCGCAAAGCCGGCAACTTCATAGCCTGGAAGTTTCAAAGGCTTGTCGGCCAGCTTTCTTGCGTCCTTCAGTAAGTCAATCTTAAGGGCTTCAAGCTCCGGGGCTTCCCGGACGATTGATTGTGTTGTTGAGGTAGCCATAATTAGCCTTTCACCATTCCGCCTTTTTCAAGCGATTTCATGAGTTTGTACATTCGTGCAGCACCTTTGCGGCGGCTTCCACCCCCTGCATTGCGCACGGCCCTGGCGGTAAAGACGAACTCACCGTCTGACAACATGGCAGGAATATCATCCGAAGTTCCTGTTCCAGGGCCGTTAATCGGTCCTGACTTACGAGGGAATTCTCTGATAGAGCCTCCATCGGCTGCCATTACTGGCCGCATTCGACGACGACCATAGTCAGGGGAATACTGCGCTTGCATAATCCCGGTAGGAACGACCACGCTTGGAGTAACAGGACTTTGATTACCCGTATAGGTGGTTGCGCGATAAGCGTCATACAGTTCCTGTATTGGAGGAACGGGGGATGGCGTGCTGATTTTTGGAACGGGGGATGGCGTGCTGATTTTTGGAGCAGGCGCTGATGTGTTGCCTTTTGGAGCAGGCGTTGCTGTGTTGCCTTCTATGGCGGCAGGTTTATTAACTTGTCGAGCACCTCCCTCTATGATTTCAGGCTTGACTCGTCTAATCACATCTATAATTGATTTTGCAAACCCGCCAAATTCAAAATGCCTGGGTTCTGCGGTAATCATGCCACCCTTGGCTGCCATGACAGGCTCTGAGGTACCAATGAAGGGGGAGTAGTAGTCTTGGACAGCCGGTATTTGACGACGGCCATAGTCAGGAGAGTACTGCGCCTGCATGATCCCAGTGGGCGTGACCACACCCGGAGAAGCAGCAGCACCTTGACCACCTGTGTAGGTGGTTGCGCGAAGGGGGTCATATGCGCCTGCACCCTGGGACTGATAGTTATCAGAAAAACCACCTGAGAAAAACTCGGGGTTGTCTTTTATGTAGTCCTCTCCTGTGTAAGCAGGGTCGTATATGGGTTTGTCGTCCACAGGAGGCTTTTTAAACCCACCAGCTAAGTATGTCGCACCCAATGCTGCTCCGGCCAAAGGAGCATATTTGCTAAAAAAGCCTGGAGCCTTGGCGTCATAGGCGGTTTGATAAGCAGCATCCGCTCCTGCCGAAGTTGGAACAAGGCCCTCGGCTCTGGCCGCTTGTATGTATTCACTCCGTGCCCTAGTTCCTGCAAGAATAGCGTCTTGGTTTCCTTGCTGTATAGAAGGACGACTTGGAGAAAGATATTCGTCATACCCACCGACCACTGCATCAGAAGCCTTGTTATATAAGCCCTTCGCGCCTTCAGTGAAGTTCTCAAGAGCAGTAAGCTTCCTAACATTTGATTCAATCTGCTGTGGCGTGAGTCGAGTCTGGTCAGCCGGAACAGTTTCAAGCTGATTAGCGTAGTTTCTGTCAATATCGGTGTAACGCTCATCTACAGTAAGAGCGCCCAGGGGATCTGAAGATTTATTTGCCTGTGCTAATTGATCCGCCGTCGCATTGGTATAGCCAAAGGTGGGGTCCTGGTCATAAGGTATCCCATTAGGCCCAATCTCAGAGCCTGCACTTGGAGTGACATTAGGGGGAGGAAGATTCTCGACCGCAGTGCCCAAAGTGCCCACACTCTCGATCGGAGCAAGAGACAGGTTTGATCCATCGGCGGAAACCTCGGGCCGTGGTCCGGTAGCCTGGCCACCAGGTATGTACCCCTGCTGTTGGCCATAGCCAACAGCTCCTGCCGTCAAACCACCCGCTGCACCTGCTTTTAGAGAGTCTTTCAGAGACATACCCGATGCCAAGCCAAAACCTGTACCCAACGCCGCACCCGTAAGGCCTTGATTGAGCACGCTACCTGCCGCACCAGGCATGTAGCCACTGATAGACGGGGCGATTGAGCCGCCAATGTAGCCCATGGCCGCGCCCTTAAGTATGTCTTGTATGTTTCCGCCGCCCAATGCGGACATGCCGCCCCCGACAATGGCTGCTGTGCCGGCGGCTCCAATACCATAGCCTGCCGCAAGCGGGCTTAAGGCCATGGTCAAACCAATGGTCAAAGCTATTCGCCCAATATCACTCTTAGCGACATCTTTTACAACGTTGACTGTCTCTTTTGCAACGTTTTTAGCCCCGTCCCATAGGTCACTAACAAAGTTGTATTCCTTCAGTCCTGTGTACGGGTTGGTTGTTCCAAGGCCGCCTGCTCTGCGCAGCATTGCAGCTTCTTGGGGATTTATGTGGGCAAGCATGGTGTCTCGTCCACGGCCCCTGGCTTGAAGTGCTTTGGCCGCATCTGCCAAACCACCACTCTTCATTGCCATGGGTTCTTGTGGTCCGGGGCCCATGGCCTCTGGAGCGACATTCTGTGCTTGTTGAATACGCTGCTCGTTCAAAGCAGCAAGCATGGTGGAGATGAACCCTTGATCAAACTCAGCGGGGAAGTCGCCTTCCTCAATAGCGCCCGCTTCAATACCAGCACGGATGACTTCCTTGTACTGGTCGGGGTACTGCATCATGTACTCAAGCAGCGTGACAAAGGCCTCTATTTCGCTAGGCTTGAGATTAAGTTGCAATAGGCTAGAGCCAATGGCAGACTTGTATTCGTCAAAGGCCCGTGGATTGGTCTCCTGCATGGCAGAAGATGCCGCGTCATACGCGTCTAAGCTTGAGACGTAGCCCTGTGGGGGTTGCTGTTGCCGCTGTTGTTGCATGGGCATGGGAGCCGCCATGATGCCTTCATTCGCCATGATTATCCTTTCCAGTTGATGCCAAAGGCCCCATGGGCCGCGCGCCGGGAAAGGACGCGAATGTGGCTGTGATTATGTCGCATTTCCCTAGTTCCTGTCTACCAGAAGTGCACTCGCTACTACGTAAACATTGCTTTGCGAAGACGTAACTACCAAGGTATCAAGCTGCTCAAGCACCAAAGGGCCTGCATTCCAGCCAGCCAAGAGGTCTACATACTTGCCAGGAGCTACCGCTTCCAAAGGCACTAGGGGGTGCGTTCCAGACCCACTAGGGGAAAAGGTAACGGTTATGTTGGTGCTTGCTGCATCTGAGTTTGCTATCCAAAGAGACTTAACAATAGCCGTCGTGGCCGCAGGAACCGTTAATACGGTGTTTGCAACGGTCGAAACCAAAGTCTTTTGAAAACGTTTATATGCGTTTGCCATTATTTTCCAAAAAACCAGGTCTGTGCCTGGTCCTTGTCCTCGGTTACAACAGGCGTGTAAGTACTGTTGAGTTGCAAAATAATCTGCTCAAGAGAGCGCACCAGTTGGTTGAACTGAGACGCATCATAGGCAGGCGATGCGTTGGGCAGTCGGACGTTGGTAATCTTGCTCATCTCAATCCATCCGGTTGGATATCAACGCGCAACGTTCCATAACGCCAATTGGTGTCTACCTCATTGCTCTCAATGCGCAAGCTGATCTGTCTCCCGCGCGCGCGAGTGTCCACCTTCTCTGTGTTTGGAGCAATGATGTACGGGTCTAACGAGCTAGGACTTGCACTGGCCTGTGGATAGGGACGCAACAACAAGTGGATAGTCAGGTTGCCCTCTTGGTTCTTGAAGTCGGGAATAAACCGCTTCATAAACAACATCTGTTCGCCGTCGCCAATGTCAAAGTAACCGGACTTGATCAAGGCCGTGATGGCCGTTCCGTTGCCGTTCTTCCCATCTTCTTGGTTGTATATCAGTGAGCGACCGGCGGTGAGGCCATTGATTGTGCTAATCGTGGCGGCGGTGCTGTCGGGAAAGTATTCGGACGCAGTTGCTTTGCTGTACGTTCCTATGTCTGTCCATGCAGTGCGTGCCATGGTGCCAACAGACCAGACATTCTCTAGGTAGTTGTACGTCACAAATCGATCAATGAGGTCAGCGGTGAACGAGCAATACCACCAAGTGACCTCATTAAATTGAGTATTGACGCCAATGTTTACTTTGGTGTTTTGAACAACATTGAGGTCCTTGAACACGTAGTCTTGAACGGTACAGGCGAGCTTTTTAACAGTTCCGTCGAACATGAAGAACGCATCCTTGCCCATCCAAAACGACATGCCGTTGACGTCAGCAGAGGCATGCGGACCGATCAGGCCGCAGTTAGAGCCCAGTTGCTGGAAGCCAAAGGTGTATGGAGGCCCGATGTATTGCATGGCATGCAATGCACTGTCTGTCCATATCAAAATCTGTCCTCTGGAGCGAACAGCGGAGACGATGTGGTTACCGTCCGTGAGCCGTTGTCCGCCGGCCGTATTTGTCGCACTCTCAACAAAACTGTTGATGTCCTCCTGATTGGAGAAACGAACAAACATGGGGTCTTGAGTAGCAGGCGTTCCAATCGTGGACTCCGTACCAAAACACACCAAATGCCTATCAGGGGTAGACACTAACGCATAGGTGCTCTTTGTGGGAGCACCTGAAATAGCTGTTGTACGTACGCCAATACCCGCACTTGTGTCAAATAAATAAATAGCGCCATTCGCGAGTTGGCATATAACGTCCTCGCCAAAGTTGTCAAACTGCCATACCCTGGAATCCAATGCCTGGACGTCGGATGCTAATCGAGGTGTTCCCCAAGTACTCGTGCCCCACGTTCCTGTGCCCCAGCCGTAGTCCGCTGTACTTACAGTGGTTCCTACGTTTATCTGATATGCAGCATTCGCAGTGCCTGCGTTGTTAACTGTTGACGTGGCAGCGGCCGGAGAAAGGATGGTGTATTCATTGGCATTTGTAATGAATTGGATCTCAAATTCGCCGGTCAAACTTGCGTTAGTAATGCCTCCCGGATTTCCCGTTACGGTGGAGAACGTAACAAAATCTCCAGTAATGCAGCCGTGAGCAGTGTCGTTTACAGTGACGGTAGTAGACGCGTTAATCGTATCAAAAGTGACCCCTACTGCTGTCCTACGTATTGGGGTAACGTCCCCCCACACGGAACCATACAGTGCATACAGCTTTCTATTGGTCCCTATAATCATGTAGGGTGCGCCATTTAGGCCATTCCATGTGTATATCTCACTGATCATGCCTACAAAATAAGCAGCAGTCTCGTTGAATTGCGTCCAACCACCTATCTTCTCGGGTAGGCCATAGCGAAAGCGCACGTAGTCCGAATCAATCCAGCCGCCTTCAGCGCCGTACTCGGTGTTTTGTTTGTCTACACCAGGTTTGAGAACAATTCGTGCGAGTGCCATGGCTTATCTAAATCCTGCAGTTTTTTTTGCAATCTTCTTTGGTTGAGCCACAAACTGCTTTCCTGCCGCCTTGCCTCTGCGCTTGGCCTTGGTCGTGGCTGCATACTCAGCCGGGGACAAAGACTTGATAGCTGCCTCAGGGAGATACCTCTCACCTGTTTTTGACGAAGGCTTCCCCGACTTAGTGCGCCATTTCTGGTCACCCCAGTTTTTAAGGGATTGCTGTGGGGCTTTCAATCTCGGTAACCTCCGCCTGCCTTTTTATAGCGCTGCGCTACCATTTGTGCTTTTCTGGCGCTCCATTGTCCTGCGGCAGTGCCAGCGGTGGCTTCGGCCTTTACAGCGTTAAAGATGCGTTTGCGTAACTCTGGCTTGGTGTAGTTGCCCGCAGCGTTGACCGTGGACTTTGCTTCTCCGCCTGCCTTAAATGAAGCAGTTTTAGCCGCATTGGCAAAGTCAGATTTCTTAGGCGCACCCTTGGCACCGACACTGCGCATCTTTTCGCCGGAACCTGCGGCGATGCGTTTTTTCTTTGCGGCGATGTTGGCATACAAACCGCCACCTGCACTTTTCTTTACTGGGGTTTTCATATCAGCCTACATTTCTCTCAAAGTGGGGACAGTCCACCAGGGACTTAAAGTTACCACCCCAACGGTTTTTAGGGTGCAGCGTCTCCCAATACGCGCCCAACGGTGCAAGGATGCCTTTGTCCCAGATGATTTTTCCGTCCTTGAAAAAGTTCAAGTCTATGGCGCAGCGCTTTAGATGGATGGAATTCATAGTCTTGGAACGCCCCGTCTTGAAATAAATGGCTTGCTGTTCGGGGGTACGGGCAAGTTCTCCGCCAGTCACCACGAATCCTTGGTCTGTAGCGTACTGGATTAGCTTACACATGTCCAGCAAAAACGCGGCTTGTTCGGTACTTAAACTCATTTTCTGCCTTTCATTTCGGCTAGTTTCTCAATGGTTCTGCCGCCAAAGTACGCACCCATTATGAGCATCCCCCACTGCCCAAGCAAGGATACATAAGACTCATTGGCGTTATAGCCAAAGGCAGACATCATGGCAAACAAGAAGTAACCTGAAAAGATGGCGATCAAGCTCATGGGGCGGATGTTTTTGGACAGCCAAGAATCTGACCCCATGTCGGACTTCCAGCGGTCTGTGACGTTGTCGTCCTCGTTCTGTGCGGCTTTGGCAAACAGTTCTAGTTCAGCCAACTCCATCTTGGCCTTCTCAATACCAAGCTCAAGCAAGCGTTCTTCATGTTCAAACTGAAGCTGGCGCAGATTACTGACATCTTCAGGTGTTGGGTCGTCAGGTATCTTTACACCCAAAGTCTTTTCAACCACTTCCTTGCCCTTGGCTTGGATTGCAGACGACAGCAGTGTCAGCCCATTTTGGGCCAAGCTACCGAGGAGGGATGCGACTATTGGAATCATTTCGTTTTTCCTTTTCAACTTCTCTTCGTAATTTTTCCATCTTTTCAATTTGCGTTTGGGCTTCCTTTTTGGTTTGCAGCACATCCATGTACAACATTCCAAGTAGAGGCAACAACACAACTACAAGCAAACAAGCAGCAATCCAACCCATCACTAACTCCCAGTCCTGTTTAAGAGGGCTAACAGTAGCCACAGGTATAGGAGGAAAAGAAAAGTCGCCAGCAGGTACGCCTGCCTTTCTCTTAGGAGCCGCTCCTCTTCCTTGCGTTGCCATGATTCATCATCCCGTTTCTTCCTTGCCTTGTCCTGTTCTATCTTAATGACATCCCGCATATCAAAAACTTTGCTATACAAAGCCCCCATCTCTTTAGGAGCGCCGTACACCATTGCCTCTCTAATCTCCGTCTCCAGCAATGCCATCTGGTCTTGAGCCATGACCCGCTTTAGGGCGGCTTCCATCAGGTTTGCATCAGGATCGTAGACAGTTTTGCTCTTCTCTTCCTCTTCCCTTATGTGTTCAGCAAGCTGTTCTTGTAGCTTGAAAAACTGAGAAAGCTGGACAACGATGTCCGACATGACTTGGGTTTCGTCAACGGCAACGTAGGCTTCCTTCTTTTTCGCCACAGGCTTGGGGCCTGGGGTGGTCGCTGACCCGAAGAGCTTTGCCCAGAATCCTCTGACTGCTTTGACATCTGAAGCAACTTCGTCAACAGTCTTCTTAATCTCCATGAAAGACGTTTTAGCGTCTTTGTACAGCTTGCATCCTTGCTTAATAGCGGCGACACAGGCATTTGCAGCAAAAAGGATGGAGATCGGGTCCACATTGTTACAGACCCTAGTTAAACAAGAGGAAGAAGCCCTTTGCCTGCGGCGTAGCCGGAACGTAGGTGACGATGACTACTCCTTGCCTTCCAGAGGCACCACCAAAAGTAGTTCCCGCTGTAGTTGTGCCAGCGCCGCCGCCGCCGCCGCCATAAAAGCCACCAAGGGTGGTCAGCGCATCATTTTCGTCATCGCCACCACCACCACCACCGCCGCCACCCACGCCAAGCACATCAATGCCTGCCCCGCCAAAGCTGTTGGCGGTACCTGTAGAGCCGCCTGCGCCGCCACCTACCGCGCCATTGGTGTTACTAGTGCCTCCGCCCACACCGGCTGCGCTATTGCCCCCGGTGCCTCCCGTAGCAGCAGAGGCATTACCCCCCACAGTTCCTCCTCCATTACCGCCACCGCCACCGCCTGCAATGTTTCCCGCAGTACTAGAGCTAATACCATTTCCCCCTGTGCCGCCAGCGCCATTTGGGCCGCCAGCGCCAGCGCCACCGCCACCACCGCAACCAACAGACACAGACAAAGTAATAGCACCTGCGCCGCCAACACCTCCGTTAAAGGTTGAGCCTACGCCTGCCGTACCGCCCGTAGAAGTAGGGGGAGAACCACTAGTAGCACTTCCACCGCCCCCGCCTCCAGCGGTTGATGCTCCAGAGTCCCATGAGGTAGTCCCGCCCGCAGTACCGTTAACGGCTGCACTGCCGCCAACGCCATTGGAGCCTGCTTGGTAGGTAATGCTTGCGCCGGGAATTTCCGTTTGATTAAGTAATTTTGTGTAGCCGCCACCGCCGCCACCGCCGCCACCCGCTCTGGAGCGCGAACCAGCACCACCTCCCCCGCCACCAAACAAATGAATGGTATTGTTGGTGTTGTTCCAGTCTATTGGAACCGTAAAGGTGCTTGAAGTAGTGGAATCAAGAACAATCACCGCCGTGGCTTCTCTTTGGGTTAAAAAGAACCCACGTCCTAGATTACTTGTGGTGCGGTAGGTAGAGCCTGTTCCGATGTACCAAGTGTCCGATATTGGAGAAGCAACGAGGTTTACAATCGTGAGGTAATCAATTCCCGTTAAGTATCCCCCGCCAGATTTTGTAAGAGTATAGACAGCGGTGCTTGATGCCTGAAGAGTAACCAAATTACCAGCAGAACCAGACAATGACCAATTTGCAAAAGTCTGGCCTGACCTAAAAAAAACAGTGTGTGCAACGGTCTTGGTAGAGTTGATGTCCCCAAACGTATTTATGCCGTCAATAGCCAGCGATTGACTTGTTGCCGCCCCTCCCCCAATTGTCAAAGTGTTGTAGGTTTTGTTACCCCCCTCAAAGACTTTTGCGCTGGAGTTCACAGCTCCGCTCAACACAATGTTGGCGGTGTTGGCGTTAAAGGTCAGGTTTGTTACGGTCGCAAGATCCCAAACCGTCCCCGTTCCAGTTAATGTCCAAGTACCTGACCCCATTGTCACGGTTCTAGCTGTGCTGCCTGAGGAATCAAAGGTACTCGCAGTGAAGTTGTATCCAGCGGCGTTAAAGGTTCCAGCAGTTACAATAAAGTCCTCACTGGAGGTCATGGCGTCGCCCAGGGTTACAGTAATCCCAGTGCCGTTGACTGTGACGTCAGCCACAGTTTTTCCGCCTGATGTGAATGTGCCCGTTGCAAGGAAGGTAATGCGCCCAGAAACGGTCATGGTCATGCCCGCGACAAACGTCACACTGCCAGAGACGTTTAGCGCGCCTGTTCCAGTCAAAGTCCCCGTAAAACCAGTGCAGTTGATGCTTTTTGCACTACGAGTACCGGAAACAGTGCAGGTTACTGCGCCTGATGCACCATCAAAAAACACATCATCAGAAGCGGTCGGAACAGCCTGCCCCCCAATACCACCAGACGTGAGCGACCACTTAGTTCCAACGGTTCCATCCCACGTTGCAGAACCGCCTACCCAAAAACGATTTGCCATTTAGATTGCCTCTGTCTGTACAACTTCTTCGGTTGCCTCTACCGATGCAACTTCTTCGGTTGGCGGCATTTCAAGAATGGCAATCCAATTGCTCAGACGCTCCTGCTTCATTGCCTCAATTTCAGCTTCCGTAAAGGTATGGTCTTCATCAAGATACAGTGCATCGCAGAACGGGCCAAAAGGAGTGTCAAATTTAAAGATAATTTGCATGGTGAATCCTTATGCCTGTGTGAGTACAGCGACCACATCCCAACGGGTGTTTGTTGAGTTGTAGATGCAGCCAACGTAAAGCATTTTATTGATGGTGGTGACGGTTGGTAACACTGTCCCTATGACGGTGTATGTGGCGTTCCATGTAATAGATTGGCTTGTGCCGTTGTCTAAGATGCGAAATATCAGCTTGTTGCCATCTACTGGTGTCCCAATGGGCGCTGCCACTGTTAAACCAACAGCCTGTGCAGTCAAGTTGTACTGGTCACTTACGGAAATGTCAGGTGTAAGGGTGGCGGTTGATGCGGCCGTTGATGTGCGTGGATTAATCCGACTAGTACCAATAACCGCGCTGTCTAGCGTTCCGCCGTTTATATCCACAGAAGCCAGTGTTACTACGCCCGTTGAGTTAGCAATAGAGCCTGCCGATGTTCCGTCCTTAGCCTTTAGGTTCGTAACCTCTATATTGGTAGTATCTACGGTTGTAAAATTTGCAAGCCCGTTTTGATTGGATACCTTTACAAAATCTGAACCGTTCCAAGCAATTACTGCGTATTCGCCTTGGACAATCGTTACTCCCGTAGTAGGCCCTGCCCCACGAAAAACAATAGACTGTGCGCCTACCGCCTTGTTAATGACTATGTAGCCCTTAGAGCGGGCAGGGGCCGTGATGTTTCTTGTGGTTGTGCCCGATGCTGTAGCCCAGAGAATAATTGCCTGTCTTGCCTCATTAGCTGCTCCAGTGGTATCCGTTAATGTAATATCCGCATCAGGAGTGATGGTAGTAGTACCTGCTACCGCCGTGTCTAAAAGGGCTGTAAGCTGATCGTTGACTGCTGTTCCCCAAGTATTGGCTTCCGTACCTGTAACAGGTTGGGCTAGGCCAAGAAGGGTGGTGTAATTGATTGTCATCTTGTTTTCCTCATGCGGCTATGCGCGTCCACACGTTTGTTTGTGCATCATTAACTTGAACCCAACCAGGAGACTGTGAGTCATCGACATTCTGCCAGTTAACTGTTTGACTGTCATTAATATTCGTCCAAGCAGCCCCCTGAGAATCGTCAACCAAAGCCCAGCCCGGGGTCTGCGCATCAGGGACAACGGCCCAAACAAGGACACTTCCAACCTGACCAATCCCCTGCACGCCTGTAACGCTGACTCCAGCGTTAGCCTGAACTGATACTGTTCCAACACTGCCTGTGGCCAAAAGTCCCGTGACCGTGACGTTTGTCGCAACCTCAACCTGTGGAGTGCCAACTTGGCCCGTTGCTTGAACGCCTGTAGGAGATACCTCCGCACTCCCAGTAGACGTAACCGACCCAATCCCTCCCGTTGCTTGCACACCCGTGGCGAAGACGTCAGCATTTGCAGAAACCGTGACTGTCCCAACAAAGCCTGTGGCCTCGACACCCGTGAGAACGACACTTGCTGAAATGCTGACAGACGCTGATCCAACCTGGCCTGTTCCAAACACACCTGTGAGCGATACATTGGCCTCGCCTGTGACTGTTGCCGCCCCGACAAAGCCGGTGGCAGACACGCCTGTGAGCGATACATCGGCACCTGCCTCGGCTGTGACTGATCCAACGTTACCTGTGGCTGAAACGCCGGTGACACTGACGTTAGCCTCTCCAACAACAGTGGCCGTACCAACAAAGCCTGTGGCTGAGACGCCGGTAACACTGACATCTGCATTTGCAGTGACAGTAACTGAGCCAATTTGGCCCGTTGCAGCAACACCGGTGACACTGACATTGGCGTCTGCTGCTGCTGTGACCGAACCGACCTGCCCTGTTGCAGACAGCGTGACCGCACCCTCACCCCATGGGGCCTCGCCCCAGGCCTGACTGCCAAATCCACCAAGTGCAATCCGTACATCGGCCACTTACGCCTCTTAGGCAATACGAAGTATTGCGTTTGTTGAGTCAGCAGTGGGAAAGATAATGGTAAAAGTGCCCGCTGTAGAGGCCTTTGAGCCACCAAAATCCAGAATACATACTGAAGGGTCACCTGCGGCACTGTCGTTGTAAATCATCGCTCCAAAGGCCGTTATCGTGGCACTGGTGAACGATAAGTCAGCAAAGTCTGTGAAAGCAGTTGTACTAGTGGACGTTGGGGTTACGTTTGTCAACGTACCCCCACCGGCGGCATACGTACCCGAGTTGGCCACCTCATTAGTAACCGTGTACGCTGTTGTTGCAGCAGTAAACGAAGCACTGTTGTCGTATAAAGCCAGTTTAAAAGTGTTTCCGGTGCTGGTCGTGAAGTTGTGCACAGCCCGCATAAGCTCCACTTTAAAACTGGTACACATGAAATTACCTGAAAATGCCATTTTTAATCTCCTAACAAATGAACGAGGTTGGGATGACCTGCTTCACGCAGGCGGATTGCGATGGTTGCCCTGTCTTGATTCACGGCTTCTTCGAGATAGGCCTTGATTACGGATCGCACAGCGCCCCGAAAAGCCACAGCTTGGTCTCGAATTGCTGGATGGGACTCACTCCCAACATAGATAATCTTCTCAATAGCCCGATCGGCCAACTCATCAGGGGTCCAGCCACGTCCATTGGTGGTAGCAACGCTTACGCTGCCCAACAATACAGGGGATTGATTGCCTATCATGGTCCTGGTGACTCCGATTTAAGTTGAACACGTACCATGCCATCACGATACTCATCACGACGGCGACGACCTTGCTGCTCAATACCAAGTCCTTGAAGAGCTTGTTTGTAGCTTGCGTCAAAAGTGGCCATCATTTCAGGTGGTCCCTTGGTATAGCTATATGCTTGGATCAAACAGGCATAGAACAACGCCTCTGGGGCGTTTGTACTGATCCATGTCGTGGTATTCGTCGAAGAAAGCTGTGCAGGACGATAGATATAGCCCAGTTCTGCAACAAACGCTGCATTTGGAGTGGGAGCAATGTAAAAAGTATTCTGGTCCCACACGGAATAGTATTTTGGAATCCCCGTTGTGGCACCGTTTGGCCAATACTCCTTCATAAAGGACGTATCGCGGAACTCCAAGAATATCTGGTCCGTGCCTGAAGTGATCATCAGGTAACGATGAGTCAAAATATCGCTAGGAGCAGACAAAAACTTGTTGCCACTGGTCATACTGCCCGTCACTTCAAGCTTAAAGACATCCAGATCGATGTCTCTCAAAATTCTGTTCTCTGCAAAAGTAATGAACGTGTTTATTACTGCCGGAGTAAAGACGTTTGCGTCCACTTCGGTGTAATTTCTTATGTTTGTTACAAGCTCATCGTATGTCATGATGTCTCCACCGTCACAGAACCCACCACACCCTGAGCAATCAAAGCCTGGTCTTGTACGTATGGGCGCATGTCATTGGTATTCCTGGCACTTCCGTAGCTTTGAAAAGCAGAAAAACCAGGCGCACCGACAAACACCGATACAGGCTCAATTCTATCTGGCCTTGGCTCATAAAGGGCGATTGCATCGCCTCTATATTTCAAAGGTTCGAGTTGCGGCTCTTTTGGCTCGTAGTCGTCCGGGCAGACTTTAAATCCGCGCCAGTTCTTGCGAAGCACGTTGTACTCGTATCGCTGTCCGCAATAGTCACACAGGCCATATGAAAATTTACCTGTTGCGAAGGCCATGCGTTACACCCCTAAGTCGGGAACAAAGTTAACGCTGGCAGTGTCTCTGTCTTCCATCGCGGCGCGTAGGAAATCTTCTTCGTAAATGCTCTTCAAAGCGCCCGTGCGATCGGGAGCATACTTGAGAGAGATGTAGTACGCCAGTCCTGATGTCAGGCATGGCAAAAATCTAAAGTTGACGTCTGATGTGTTGGTGTACGCGCCAGCGTCTTGGATGCGACGAATTCTGTAGTACACAAATGTGTAGCTTTGGTCCGCCGCAGGATAGAAAAACACCTTTGGCACGTTTGTTCTCTGTACATAGTACTGAGCAGGGCGTGCCTGGGATGTCTTATCAGGGATGTTCAAGTACTCAGAGCGACTGATACGATCAATCGTGATGTCCGTCAAGATGCCCTGTGATGGGTCTCGAATGACAGCGGACAAAACGTTGACTGTGTCCGTATCTATGGCTATCTCATTGTTCCCCTGAACTAGCGCATACGTAGCCTGCTCAATTGTCCAAAGGTTCAGCCCCCTATTTGCCCAATCAAGAAACAACAGATTGAGAGAACGACGCGCAGACTTAAGCTGGTAGCCGTTTGTGCCACGTATGCCGCATCTCTCAAATGCTTCTTCAATCAGGTCATCAATTGACAGATCAAAGGTAGTTGTTCCTGAAGTTGTCATTCTTTGTATAAATTATCAAAGGTTTGAGCCGCATCCATATACGAGTCATCTTGCTCTGCACAGTGAATCCACTGACCAGGCCTGAAATCAGGGGCACCCTCTCCGGTCTGCCAAAAAGCAGGGCTCGTTGCTCGAACCCTATTGTTTGGCAGTGCCACAATATTGCCTGTCCACTTGCCTGCATCCGTCAAAGTCAAAACATGACTTTGTTTGTGTTGTGCAGGGCAGTCGGCCACTTCGCTCTCCGTGTAGTCCACCGTAAACATGTATCTTCCGGTGTAAAACTCTCCGTCGATTTTGCATAACCAGGGGCTGGGACTTGTGCGCGCGAATTTTATTACTGTGTGGGTGTGAGAAGGACAATCCCAAGGCTGTGCCAAGTGTGTAGGCATGCGCTCGGGCCACTCTTCTAGGGGAATATCCCCCACCAATGCAGTAATAGGCATTCTCGCCCACATTGCCCCGCCATGAACGTTCTCTGACCCGTCTACATGGCTTTCACACCCTGTAAAAACAAGTTGAAAACTCAAGCAACGATCCGGCATGACATTTACTGCAATAGCGTTTGCATGTAAATACTCGCCTTGGTACTTCTGATGCATGTGCGTAAACTCACGTCTAACCCAGCATTTGAAATACGGAATGTTGCTTATGAGATAAGACATTACTTAGCGCGTTTGGCCGTCTTCTTGGCAGCACCGCCAGCAGCGTAGCCTTTAGACATCATGCCTCCAGACATCATGCCCTTGGCCATGCCACCCGCAGCGTAACCCTTGGACATCATGCCACCGCCCATCTTGCCAATGGGCTTGCCCATTGCCATGCGCTTGTGCTCATTGATGTTGCCTTTGTTGGCCATGCCACCTTTAGCCATCATAGGAACACCCGTAGAGGTGCTTGTCTCAGAGATCATTTTGTTTTTTGGGCCGCTCTCAACAGCACCACCACCGCGAGTTGCGGCACCCATTCCACGTCCAGCCATGTTATTTCCCCTTTTTCATTGCACGGCCCTTAACGTCGGCCGTTTTACGTTTGACAGCACGACCCATTTTGTCGCCCATGTCAGAATCTTTCATCATGGAGCCATCAGGCATCTTGTGCATGCCCGCTGCGCCGCCTTTTTTCATTTTGCCAATGTTGTCAGCAGCGAAAGCCGGAACTTTCTTGCCATTTTTCATGACCATCTTCATCTTTGTGGTTGTCGCCATCACTGCTCCTTACTTTGCTTGTTGAATAAGTTGATCAATTTTTGCTTCAAGGCGATTAAAGCGTTGGTCAATGTGGTCAGTAATTCTCTGAACTTCTGCTTGAGTAACGTAATCACGTGCTACCTCCTCGCGTGTTTTGTTTAACAGGATGTCAATCCGCTTGAGCTCGTCAAATTTTTCACGAATGAAAAACCACAATCCGCCAATTGCAGCGGATAAAACGGCGGACCAGATTAAGTTAATGTCCATCAGCATTTCCATCTTGCTAGGGCAGCCGCCTTACGGGTAGGCTTGCCTTTTTCATCTTTCATTGGCCCCGGCATACCAGACATTCGAGCGCAAAAAGACTTCTTGCGTGCGCCACCTTTAGGCTGAGGGGCTTTCAAATTACTTCCTGTTGCCGCGTTGTACTTAGCACGGCCCTTGGCAGTCAAACCCGCCCCTTTGGAGATGGGCAATTTCTCGCCGCGACCAACCGAAAGGGAAGGGGGTTTTTTAGCCATAGAAAATTGTGGCTGAACCTACGTTTGCCACAGTTCCATGAACATTAGTACTGAATAAAACACCGTCGCCCGGAAACAAAAGATACGTAGGTTGCGTAGCAGAAGCCACGGTGTTAAGCGTCATAACGGTTGTGCCGCCTGACCCACCATCTTTAAATATCACACTACCCGCAGTGCCTGTTGGGACTATGTAAACAGCCTTGATCCTTGTTCTACCAAGAGCAGTAGGTGTTTGATTGGTAAATTGCCCAGTACCAGTTAGCGGCACACTCGCTTGTACATCAGTTGTCATTTTCCTGCTCCGGTTTGTCTGCTATCTTTTGCAGCCAGTACTGACATTCTTGCATGGCCCCAGCGATGGCATTTAGATTGGCTTCCCCTTGCCGCCTCTGAGCCTCTAACGCCTCAAGGCGCTCTTTAAGGTCTAACTCGGTCATGTCTGGCTACTGTACAGTGGAATGTAGCGAGTAAGGCCGTTGACCTTAATACGCAAAGAACCACTTAGTGAAGTGGGAGCAGCCGTGGTAAACAGTACATTGCCTGATGCGCCCGAAGCTACATTTTTGCCCAGTCTGCCAACGTCAAGGAGATTTAAACAAGGGTTGGTTGCAGATGACTCTTCACCAAAACCAATAAACGCTGTTGGTGTTGCGGCTCTTGTGCCTGTAAATTGGGCCATATCAAAAACGCCACCGTAAGTTGCGCCAATGCTTGTGCTTGGGCCTACATCCACTACGCCATGAACAGCAGCGTTAAAGCCTGTGATGGTAGAAGTTGCAGTACCTAGTGAGGTCTGGGCATAGCAGCCAATGATCGTGCCGCCAGAGACTCCAGCCGTGCGGGAATTAGCCGCGCCAACCAATGCCGCTACTGTGCCTGTCCACGTTGCCGCAGGGCGTACAGTGAAATCGGTGAGGTTGTAGCTGCCTGATACGTAATCAGCAGCGGTCAAGGTGTCGTCTGAATTAAAGCCGTTGTTAGACGTAACTGGGCCGGAGAACGTGGTTTGAGCCATGATTTTTCCTTACATGCAAGTGAGGGTGTTCTGTCTGCATGTCGTCAGCCGGGACTGTCAGAACACCGGAAAACCCCGGAATGTGCTCAATATACACCAAAAGAAAAAGGGGCACAAGGCCCCTTTTTCCGTTTACCTGCTTATTAAGCGCCAGGTGAACCGAACATGCCGCGTGGGTCACTGAAGCCGAAGCTGTAGCGTTCACGTGCCTTGTAACGGACGTTGCCTGTGTCGAAGTCGCCTTCAAAGCCTGTCTTCAGGGACACACGTGTAAACATCTTCATGCCGTTAGGTGCGTCAGTCTTGATGAAGTACGCATCTGGATCGGTAAGGAAGTTGTTGACTGTGTAGCCTTGAGGCACCATGCCCATGTTGCGAATGGCGTTGATGTCGTTGTCAGCAGTGCCAACACGCAAAGTGGATTTCATAATACGATCTGCGGTAAATTGCAGTTCCTTAGGAATAATCAACTTCAAGCCTTGGACAGCGATCTTCAAGCCACGCTCATCGGTAAACGCAGAGATGTCAATCAGTGACTGCTCTAAGGAGGTCTCAGACAAGTCCGCTGGGGTTGCCAGTGTGTTGGACAAGTTGGGGCCACTCAAAGTAGGGTGATTGGTTGCGCACAGAACAACACCGTCGCCACCGATAGAGGTAGTGAAAGCGCCGTTCAAGATGGCAGCAGCTTTGATCTGCTTGGTTTGAGCCATAGAGCGTGCCAAAGCACGTGTATAGCGAGCGCCAAGGCGGTCATAGAGGTTGTCCTCTACGGCTTCTTCAGTCAAGGAGAAGGCCAAAGCAATGGTCTCATGGGTGTAGCGGGCAGTGTAGACCTCTTGTGCCTGGTCGTAAGAAACGCCAGAACCTTCAGTCTTCACAGGTGCTTCACCAAAACCCGATTCCATCACCTCTTCTTCAAACGCACGGTCTGAAGTTTCGATTGAATAGATTTGGGTGTGTTGGTTTTCGTAGTTTTTATACTCGAGGCCGAACAAGGCGTTTA